AAACTAATGGGGTGTTGGTTGAATTTCAGTTTTACGATATTGTTTCATCGTTGTCAGTGGTTCGTGCGACTCTTCTTGAAGAAGCGACTTATACGGCTGTTCCTGATGGGATTTCTGCGTATAACATGAATCGTAATTTCCCTGATGTTTACACTTCTACTTTGACTGGTGCTTCAGGTGTTAGTGGTGGGGTGGCTATTGCTTCTGAACTTGTTGGGGGTGAGGATAAAAGTGGTGGTGTTGCGTCTAAGGATAAAGTTCATATTTTGCGGAACGATACGGCTTATGTGATGACTTTTGTGAATACGGCTAATCAAAGTACTTTGTGTCATTTGAATCTTGGATGGTCTGAGGGTGAGCCTAGTCCTTATTCTTTGATTACTGAGGGGATTAATTCAGGTGGTGTGACTTAGGAGACCCCCGTGTAACCTGACGGGGGGAGTGTGCTACAATTTATTTGTGAGGTCGAGGGGTCTCAGAAAAGGGGAAACACAATGAAGATCAACTGCTCAAACTGCGGATCAAAAATCACTCTCAACATTGTTGCTGAATCAGCAGAGTTCACAACCACGGCTTACGGCAAAGGCTCTAAGCGGGTTCCTGCTGAAACAATCAGCAATCCACTATGGGTTGATTCCAACGGGCTGGTCGCATGGGACGCTCCGTGCTGCCACGAGTACTCAGATTCGATCGAGCCATGGAAGTACCCCGCAATCGAACAACTGATTGAAGGGTGATGATTTCAATGATTGATTACCAGTGGGAAACTGCGACTGAAGGTATCCGTAGTCCAATCAAATTACGTAATGGTCAATACGGCGGTGAGCAAGGTGTTTACTGGGCTTGGGAAGTAGATGGATATTTCGATATTCATTTCACGGCTCCTAATGTTCTTCCTGACGGATCGGATGTTGTTTGGGAATGTTGTGCAACGGTAGGTGAGGCGCGTAAAGAGGCGCGTGAAATGGACGAGTGGGAAAGAAAAGGATTCTGAGACCCCCGTGTAATGTGACGGGGGAAGTATGTTAAAATCAATTTGTGAGGTTGAGGGAATTTCAAAAGAGGGGAAACAAAATGGAATCGTACAAATTAACAACTAAGTCAGGCTACGAAGAAACATGGGTGATCTGCTCTGCGAGTAACGAGGTCACTCAAGAAATCTTGGAAGTTGCTGAAGAAATATATGACGGATGGTTTTCGGACGGCGAACGGATTGATTGGGAATACTTCTTTGACCGTATCGAAGGGACATTCCTGAATGACGATACGAGGCTCTCATTAGGTAATGAATACGGGCTCCCTAGTCAAGAAAAAATCAAACGTCACATTCGAGAATATCGGAAAGGATGATTCTGTAATCATGAATAATTCGTACACAAAAACTTTCTCCGTTGATGTAGAGGATTTTTATTCAATCGTTAATTCACTTCGGGACTCTTGCGGTTGTCCTGACTGTCAACGGATAGCGCGTGATTTACTGGATCAAAACCGTGAACAAATCCGTGCAGATCAAAAGATAGGAAATATGCGATGACTCCTGAAGAGGTTCGATCCTTACTAATGTCTGGCAGTACTGCACGCGACAGGCAAAGATCCATTGGTGCTAGTGAGATCGGTGGATGTCGGCGGAAAGTGTGGCACAGGATCGAAGAGACTCCCGTGACCAATCCGGGAACTTTGCGGCTTGCCGCGAAAATGGGTACGGCTATTCACTCTTGGATTGAAGATCACCTCGCTGGAGATGACCGTTTTCTGTTGGAGATCCCTGTTGAGCGTGAGGGGATCAAAGGTCACGTTGATTGTTTCGATATTGAAAAGCGTGAGGTGATTGATTGGAAGACCATCAAAATGTCGGGGATCCCTTATTTCCCTTCATTGCAGCAGAGGTGGCAGGTTCAGATTTATGGCTGGATGTTGTCTCAGACTCACGTTGTTGAATCGGTTTGTTTGGTTGGGCTTCCTCGGGATGGGAGTGAGCGGGACATTGTGACGCACGTTGAACCTTATGATGAGTTGATCGCTTTGGAGGCTTTTGGCTGGTTGTTGGATGTTCGGGGGAGGGCAACGGCTCCGAAGCCTGAGAAGGCTCGTAGATTTTGTCGGGATTATTGTCAGTATTTCGATCCGACTGGGGTTATCGGGTGTTCGGGTTTACCCCGTTAGTGGGGTTTTGGGGGGCTTTTTAGGGGATTTCATAATGTTCTTGAATGGTTATGAGACGAATTCTTCTGTGGCTGTTTTGAAGGCTTAAAATTTTTTAGTTTTCTTTTTCGAAATATATTGCTGGTTCTTTAGTCCGTTACTAAAGGTTCAGGTTCTTTGCATGTATCATGTATATAGCAACGTGTCCAAGTGACCCCGCTCCTCAACGTAACCCAACGTGGTTCTTGGAGACGCGGGGTTGCCGTGTCTTGATTTAGGGAGTGGGATGGCAAACTACAAGGTTCTTATTGGGGTTGATTACGCAGGCAAACGTGCCGAGGCGGGCGATGTCATTTCAGATGTTCCAAGCCGTAGTGTTTCATGGCTTTTAGATCAGGGGATTATTGAGAAAATAGATGGCAAGCAGGATGTTCCTAAGCCGTCAATCAAGCGTGAGCCTGAGTCTCCTAAATTAGGAGAAGATGAATAATGCCTACCTTCCGTCATGGTAAAAGAACAGCCGTTTTTTTGAATGGGACCAATATGAGTCCTTTTCTAAATGAGGCAACTACCACTACTGAAATCGAAACCGCTGAAACTACTACGTTCGGTGATCAGGATAAGACTTACATTGTTGGTCTTTCAGATGGAACTATTTCTACGTCAGGGCTTTTCGATTCCTCCGCTGGTGCATCCGATGATGTTTTGTCGGGGATTCTTGCTGAGGAGGACAATACTTTCACTGTTATGCCGGAAGGATCTGCTGCCGGTAACAGGGCAATAATCGCTAATGGACAAATTACTTCATATGAGGTTTCAAGTCCTGTTGGTGATGTTATTTCGATTTCCGCTGAGGTTCAAGCCGATGGCGGATTGCTCCACGGTGTTGATTTGACAGGTCTTGTTAATACAGGATCTTCTAGTGCTTCGACTCCGGGGATAAATAATGGTGCATCTACCGCTAACGGTGCTTTGTTTAACTTGCATCTCACTGCTAACGATTATGATGGATCAACTTCAGTAAAGGTTCAGCATTCAAGTGATGACCTGACCTATGCTGATTTAGTAACATTCACAAGCGTCTCTGCATCCACTACGGGTGGAGAGTCGATTACAAGCACGGGCACAGTGAACCAGTACCTCCGAACCCTGTCCACCCTCGCCGGGTCTTCCGGCTCAGTAACCTACAACGTATCCGCAGCAAGGAGATAAATAATGCCTACTTTCAAGCATGGTAAAAATGCACAGTTCGAATTGGAAGGAACTAACCTTTCAAACACTCTCAACGAAATCAGTATGCCTCGTGAAATTGAGACGGCAGAAACAACTGCTTTCGGCACTCAGGATAAGACCTATATCGTTGGTCTTTCTGATGCCACGGTTTCTCTTTCAGGCATGTTTGATGCAACAGTTGATTCAGCAATCAGCACGATCATCAATAACCTGAAGTCTGGTTCAATCGCTTCGGCTTCTTTCGCATATGGTCCTGCTGGATCTGTTGCATCTTCACCAAAATTCACGGGTGAGGCTCTCGTAACTTCTTATGAGATCTCCAGCCCTGTTGGTGACGTAATCACTTACAGTCTTGAACTTCAGTGTTCAGGTGCTGTTTCTGGTACAACTTACTAAAATTAAATAAAAACTATCCACGTTCCCTTGTGGGCAAACTAAAGGAAATTAAATGAATCTAAGAGACAAAATCCTCGCAGCCGAAGATATTCCATCTGAACTTGTCGAGATCCCCGAATGGGGTGTGGAATTGCTTGTTAAGGGCATGACCGCAGGAGATCGCCTGATGCTTATGCAGAATGCTTACGATCAGGTCACTCAGCAGGTGAATATGGCAATCGTTTATCCGGATGTTGTTGTTGCTTGTGCTTATGATCCAGAAAATGGAGAGTTGATTTTCTCCGATTCAGATAAAAGCGAGTTGATGAAGAAGGCTAGCGCGGCTATTGAACGTCTCGCTGGTGTGGGTCTTCGGTTGTCTGGCATTGGTCAGACTGAACAGGACGCGGCGGGAAAAGATTCCTCCAACATCCCGAACGGCGA